CAATAAAGGCTTGCCACCACTGTTATATTTAATCAAGTTTAATCCATATGAGTAGAGTGCTGTGTTTGATGGTGGCGCAATCGAGGTTGCTACATACTCTACATTTGTTCCATATGTAAGACCGCCAGTTGCGGGTTGAGTCAAATAAGGAGCACTTGTATTATTTGCCCATTGAGTAATACCATTTGTATTGTAGGCTATTAGAAAATCGTTTTGGACACCAGTCAACGGTATCGTAACTCCTGAGAGCACCGGTTGTCCGCTCGGCGGCGGTATAACCGCACCATTATTATCATAGGGCACATCGTATGTAGACGTAGGAGCCGTCATATTTCCGCTTACATATAGATAATTGTTAACCACGGAAATATAGAACGGACTGCCGCCAAATATATTTGTAACCCATTGTGCGATACCCGCTGTGTTATAATTTATAATAACACCGTCTCCTAATACCGAAATATTTATAGGACCAAATGTTGTAGCATTCGTATTATAACACGTAATATTACCACTAGTGACCCCCGCAATATAAATATTCGTTGTAGTGGCTGTAATAGAATAAATGGTATTTGACGCTGCCCCAATGATATTTGTTCCCCACTGTGCTACACCTAATTTGTTGAACTTTACAAGATAGACAGCAGATCCTGAATTATATCCTTTAATAGAAATCACCGGCGCAGAATTGTATGACTGAGAATTGGGAGAATATATATTTAATGGACCAGACATACGATTTCCGTTATATGTACCCGCAGCATAGACATTATCTGCGGCGTCGACATAAAGTGCGGTCGCCGATACCGTATTTAAATTTCCTATACTTGCTGCCCATATAATATTTCCCGCTGTAGTATACTTCGCAACAAATGCGGTTAAACCGCCGTTAGTAGACACCGAGGATAAACTTATTCCAGACTCCACATCTCCTGGTGGGTTATAAAATACTAAATTGCCCGTTTGACCATACGACCCTGTTACATAAATACCAGTCGGTCCTATTGCTATCGCAGTTATTGTACAATTCGCATTTGACGCACCGATTTCGGTCACCCATGATACCGCACCGCTTGGAGTATATTTCAAAAAAACTCCACTATTATAATTTGCCGCCAGTGGATAGAGCTGTTTAAAACTTACTCTACTACCTGAATAAGTAATTGAATATAAAACACTTTCTGGTGAATCATTTAATGTATACAAAATATTATTTAATCCAGTTATATTCGTCAATAATGATCCGTTACCTAGATTTGTTATTATTTTGGAACTGGCAGGGGTTGCGTAAGTATATTTTAAGAAATTATTAGCACCATACAAGGAGACATAAATATTATATGAATTAGGATCCGCATAAATACCATATACACTTTGAGGAATATTTATATTTGTACCTGTACCTGTACCGGTACCAATAGACGCATTTAAAGTTAGATACAGATGACCACTTAAATCCCAATTAGTATCATTATTTACATTGCTCACATCCCAAATAATTCCACTTACATCAGGATAATGAGCATTATTATAATCAGCAATTAAAAGGTGCCCATTACTAAGAGTACCATGGTTTGTATAAGAAACACTAAATGGTAAAATAATACCATCTGCTCTGCTTGAACTATTTGTAACGGTTTTAGTATTAAATGCTCCAACAGTTGGAGGTGTAACTTCATTATTCATAACTATTCTACATAGTGAGTTTGGGGTGCTTGTATTTACTAAATATAATTTACTCTGGTAATCGGTTGTTATAGAATAAATTCCATTAATTTGTAAAATCTGGATAGGGGCGTCAGCAAATGTTGTATTCAATTGCCAAATTGTTTGTTGGTTGTCTACTATATATAAATATCCAGCCTGCCATGCTACAGATGATATAACTGTACTCACTCCATAGGCACCAAGAGATTTAATACTCATAATCTCACCGTTCGTCTTCAATTTATAAGCATTCGGATTGCTATCAATTATATAGATATATGTACTATCATTTGTAATTGCCGACGCATTAAATAAACTGACATTCTGTTTCAACGTTCTATACAGGATTCCATTCGCATTATACACATTTAAATTTGTAAAAAAAGTGCCCGCCTGGTAACTATTCACACCATCGGTCAGACTTGCCAACAACTGTAAATATGTTTGTGACGTGAGATAGGTAGCCCACTGCGCAATACCATTCACATTATACTTTACAATATAACTTCCGTTTGCCATAGTTGATATAGACACCGGTGTAACAAGTTGCGTCCCATTCGTGTTTACAAATAGAAGCGCACCCGAAAAATCTCCCACCGCATATACATTCGTTCCGTCTGTGGTCATACTATGATTTGATACGGCACCACTGATATCTGTAGTCCATTGAACCACGCCATTATTATTGTACTGTGCGATGTTACATCCATACGATGTCAACGCAGAATTTGGCACCGGTGGCGGCGGAATAGGTGGTAACGTAGGAACACTCGCAATATACGAATTATATTGTGCTATCGTTGTATTGACCGCCCCCGCATCTAAATCGGTGGCAATAGAGACCGATGACCCATTTCCACCGTTTCCACTACTCCAAGCCACTGTGTTTGTAGTACGAATGAGTCCGTTATTAATAGACTGATTTGTAATCGTCGCATTCGCAAATATCATACGCTCTCTACGACGTGCTGTCGTAGCAGAAGCACCGTTATTCGTTGCGGACGGTATTTTCCTATTCGGGCATAGCATTTATATCATAGAAAATGAACTATTCATTTCCGCCCCGTCAAAGGCGCCTACACCCTGCATAAAGTCGCCGCCATTCTGTAGCATTTCTGGTGAATAACCGGCGGCGTTGTGTGGACCCGGCGACGAATGCTCCGATCCGAGTCCCGATGAGACAATCTTACCCACTCCAGGACGCTGACGGTGCTCAATCATCTGCTCAGGATGACGTAAGTTGGATCCAAACTCTGCGTCCATAAACGCCACACGATTCAGGGGGTCGGTCGCCTCCGGTGGGTCGTAATGAATCGCCGGTGGAGTACGCTGGAGCGGCTCGGGTGTTCGCATATCCTCCTCCGTCATACCAACCGGAACCGGCATGGGTTTTGGGACCGGTGGTCGTTGGCGCGTTGTCATTACCGGAGCAGCCGTTTCTGGCGTCTGCGGACCTCCCACCACACCATCCGGTGATTGTTGCTGATATACCTGTGGAGGTACATAGGGCTGCTGCGGCATCGTCATTTGAAGAGTGGGCTGAACATGGTCCATCTTTGGCACTCCCTGTGCGGCTGACAGTACGGCATTCACACGAGTCTCAATCTGTGTTTCCAACAAACGGGGATAATTGGACGCTTTCACGATATAGTAACCAAAGAAAACGAAAACTGCCACAATAATCACTAATACAACCCAAGCCAAAGGTATCCGGGTCGCCATATGTTCTACTAATTTCAACCCTGAATTTTGATTCGTTAATTCCACGCAAATAAATCTGTCCGCCCAAAAAAGAAAAACATGGCTAGCGAATTCGCCGCCTTTGCCGATTTGTCGGGAGTTGTTCAGTCGCTCGTTAAAGAACTTGAAGGCAAGGTTCTATCCCAAACCGACCTCATTGCGCATTTACCTAAATTCGTCCTTGTCGCCTGGACAAGCAATCTATCCGTTGATAAGGCGGAAGCTCAGATTCTCGCTGCGGTCAAGCATCTTATTGCGAAGTTTGTACCTGCTGACCAGCAGTCTGTCGTGACGAGCTTCGTTGATTCGGCGTTCCCTGCGATCGTGACTGCGTTGAACGGTTTGATTGAACAGGTGAAGGCGGAGGTCTTGAAGAAGGCGACGGGTGCGTTGAACGATGTTGAGAAGAAGGTGGAGGCGGTCTGCGCAACGTCGTGCCTCCCATCGTTCTTTGGTTTCCTGAATAAGTGTGCGAAGGAGGTCCCCGCCGCTGCGCCTGCTGTTGCGGCTGTTGAAAAGACTGTCGCTGCGGAGGTCCCTGCGACGATTGAGGCGGTGACGGAAGCAGCGAATTCTGATATTTCGGCTGCTCTTGCACCTGCTCTTTTATCGGTGAAGGAGGATGAGCCTGTGTCTGAAGCCAAGGCGGAGTAAAGATATTCAGTTGGTTAAGAGTTTCCTGAATCTCTGACATTGTACCACGGATGTACAGTAAATTGCCGGCTTTGATATGCCTATCGAAGATCACCTCTTCGCTCCACATATCATCTATATTGAGCGGTGGGGCTTGCGTCGCTAGAGGGGTAATGCTCTCTAGGAGAAACATCTCGTCGGCGTGCTCGTACTCTGCGACCGGTTTACGGGTTTCCGCCTGCCACGCCGTATCCCAATTAGGGGACGACTGAATAAAGCCCCAATTGGCACCCCAGCGGACCACGTGCTGCGTGGTTCGGCGGGCTTTCGCATGCGTCTTATGAAATTCCTTGACCGCTTTGCCACTATACGTCAACAGGTACGACATTTTTTGCGTGGTGTTATATTAATAACGCAGTGGGCGATTTAAACCGGTGCCGCCAAAAAATTTGAAGGCATTTAAGCCACTAGAGAATAAGACAATACAAAGAATGTGGTGTCTTGTTCTACAACCTAAGGGTACTACCCGCAATGCGACGTTACCCGCCGGTCGTACCGAAGTTCTTGATTGCGATGCTGCGTGTGCCATTCTTCGCCGTGCGACGGCGCCCGAGCTCATCGGTACCTTCAAGTGGGGGGCTATAACGGTATATCTCTTTGGATATAAGACCGGCAAAGCCGGCACCGAAAATAAGCACGAACTCCCACCTCCGCACGATACGGTATTGCTGTTTGGCGAAGCACTGCTCTGTGCCACCCAGGCGGGTGCTCTAGTCTCTTTTGACGCAACTATGTTTAAGAACTTCTACAATGAACTCAATGGCGGATTTGATGACCTAGACGAAGACGAAGACGAAAACGAAGACGACGACGACGACGAGGAGGAAGAAGAGGAAGAGGAAGAGGTAAAAGAAGAGGAAGACGAAGAGGTCGTAGAAGACCTGCCAGAAGAAGATGAAGAGGAAGCACCGCCCGTCCGCGTCGTCAAAGTTGTCAAGGCGAAAAAAGGCTCTAAGAAAGTTCCTCAGTGGTTTTCCCTAGAAGAACTGGCACCTGAAAAGTACGATATGTAATTACACTTCAATAATAATCTGTCTGTCCATCGGTAATTTTTGAGCAATCGCCGAATATTGCGAATCTATGAATCCGTTAATCTTGTCGGCTGCCTTATACAACATAGCACTAGCCTTTTCCGAGCAATAGATAAATATATACATCCCCGCAGTAAGAACCGCCAGCATCGTCCAAAAGCCTAACCAAAATGCGTGAAAATTAAACATTGTGGTTTCTGGGAATGTTGGGCACAGCAAATTCAATTTTTTTCCGCCCCGCCGACAAAAATGAAGCCTAAACGCTCGTCGCTGTGATAAGGCAAATGTCCGCCGCTCGTGATAAAGTCCGCGCCGTAATTCGTGCCCGCTGTTCCGCCCTAACGCCCGCCGAGCAGGTAGACCTTGAGCGGGGTATCTTCAACTTCACCCTAGAAGACGCAAAACGCCGCTCTATTCGCCGCGTTTGGGAAAATCCTGAGTTTCAAACATTATACGAGATTTGCGCTCGGCGGACGGTCTCCAATATTGACACGTCATCCTATGTCGGCAATGTACGTCTGATTGACCGGCTCAAGGAGGGCGAGTTCAAGCCGCACGATATCGCCGCCATGCCGTTCACCGAACTCCACCCCGAAAAGTGGGGCAACTACGTAGAAATGTCTATCAAGCGTGAGGCAAAGATGTTAGAGGTGGATAAGTCGGCGGCGACCGATATGTTCCGCTGCTCCAAGTGCGGTAAGCGGGAATGTACTTACTATGAAATGCAGACGCGCTCCGCCGATGAGCCGATGACCCAGTTTATCCGCTGTCTCAACTGCGGCAAGCAGTGGCGTCAATAAACTACGGATTTGTAGGATGTTTTTAACTATACTCACGTACAACACGCATGGTTTGCCTTGGTCCCGTGATACGTCCGTGGAGATTTGCGAATGGCTCAAAGAGCGCCGACCGCAAGTCATTTGTCTACAAGAAGTGTTCTTAGAGTCAAATCGGCAGTACTATAAAGAGCATCTAGAACGTAATGGCTACCGTGTATGTA